GGATTGGCTTTTAAATCTTCTATTGTGTATTTTCTTAACATACAACCACAAGTAGTATCTCTATTTAAAAAATTATATAATTCTACATCTCTAATAGGTTTATCTGGATGTGTTAAACAATGAATCTTAACATAGCTATGCCCATCTTTTGAAAATTTATCTAATATCTCTACATTTAACAACTTAGCCTTTTCTTCAATCTTTTCCATCGGAATTACATAACCCATATTTCCCCTCCTTCTTTTTTTATTTTTATTAATCAAATTATAGTCTTACCTCGGTCTTAACTATCTCTAGTTTTTAACCGATATAGTCCATCATGGGCGTGCATTTCACCCATCCAATCCGCTTCCTGTATACTCTCTCTTTTTCTCTTTCTTGGTTCTTTTTAGCCAAGAGAAGATTTTCAAGTTCTATTGCCCTTTCACGCTCTTTATTAGCGTCTTCCAAAGGCTTTATTTCATCTTCATAAGCCTACTCAATAGCATCAATAGCATCTTGCAACTCATCCTTGTAAAGATTAATTCTATAAACAATTGCATCATATTGCTTTTCTTGAAGTTCCGTCTTATCTTCCAAAGCATTTATCTTAGCTTCATGTAAAGCAACCGTAGCTTCATTCAAGCCATCAACAAGGTCTTTAATTTGTTCATCCGTTAAATCAGATACATCTTCCAATGCTTTTTGATAAACACTAACTTGATTTTGCAATAAAGTACTTCTACTTGCATAGTAACTTTCAATATCAGAAATTCTAATCCACTCTTGAGGTTTGGAATCTTCAAGAAGTTGTAATTTATTAGAAAGTTCTTCAATTTGTGCGGAAGTTCTATTAACAACATATTCAGTCTTAGAATCAATTAAATCAAGATATTCTTGCTATGCTTCACGATATGCCTTGGAATAATCGCTATTACCAAGGGCAACATGAGCACGAGCTTCCATTTCACTCATGCCCTCAGTCATATAACCATAAACAGCTTGACTAAAATTAAATTGAATAGAAGCTTTAGTGGCCTCAATCTATTTTTCAATTTCTGCAAGAGAAGCGTTCATAGCTGCATCATAAGCAGAACTATTACTCCACGCACTTCCTTTTACATAATTAAGTTCACGGTCACTTAACTTCTATTGCCATTCAGAAACCTCTTTACGCAAATCAATCTCATCTTGAAGCAGACTGTTAAGGTCTTTCTGATTTTCAAGAAGTTCTTCATAAGTATCAGAAGTCTTAACTAATTGTTGCTTCATCAGAATTAAAGAATTAATAGAAGCGCCATACAATTCAAGAATCTTATACTTGTCTTCAACTTCTTCGTCATCAAGGTTGTTAATAGCTTTTTGATTCTCAATGTAGTTCTTTTCTGCGTCTAATCTCTCTTCTTCTGTGAGCTTGGTATTTTGCATCATACCTTCATAATAAGCTGCTAATTTTTCAAGGCTTGCTCTCTTCTTTTCAAAATATTGGGTATATCCAGTAGGCTGCAAAGTATTTTCATCAAATACTTTCATTGCTTCCCATTCTTTGTCGATTAAAGAATCATAAGCTTTGAGAAGGTCAAGAACTTTATCTTTAGTGTCTTTCGCAGCTTTGCCAGCTTCTTTGATAGGATTGCGGTAGTTCTTTTTCCAACTACTTTGAGTAAGTTTGCCAGAATCAAGCATATCTTGAATCTTATAGCCTAAATGTTCCCAAGTAGCAATTTCACCCTCATCAAAATGTAATTGCCCATCATCGCCAACATGAGTTTTACCTTTCCAAGTCCAATTACCATTCTCGTCAATATCATAAGTCATACCGCCAGAAAGTTTATCAATTTCAGATTGTAAACTATTTAATTTCTCTTGCGTTTGTTTAGCATCAAGAGTAACCTGTGTGGTTTCAACGGTCTTGGTAAATTGTTTTGCTGTTTGATTACCAAATTGAATCTTACCTTTTGCTTTAGAATATTGCTCAGGTGTAATACTTCCCATCTTAGCCTGATTGTAAAGCGCCCACCACCGAGTAACATACTCAAGGTTGTTCGCTTCATTAATCAATGCATCACTTTCAGTTTGCAATGCTTCTACTTTAGTATTAGCCGCAGTAACAGTAGCATTAGCTACTTCCTGATAAGTACCAGAAGTCTTTAATTGTTGATATTGATTTTGAAGAGTAGCTAAAGTATTTTTCTTTTCAGCAATAGTAGCTTGAATACTTGCTTGGACAGCTTGTAAACGCACTCTCGCCATAATTTCTTCAGCATCAGTTTTTAAGGTAATTGCATCACCTTCAAAAGACAAAGCATTAATATAATCTTCATTAGCAGCTAAAAGCTCCAACGTAGTCTCAAGACTTAACTGACCAGAAGCATTTTGTTCTTCACGTGCAGAGGCAATTTGGTCAAAAATTTCATCAACACTTTCAAGAGCTTCTTTTAGTTCAGAAAAAGTATTGATGATTCCATCTTCACCAAAATCAATTCCCGTGAACAATCCTTCTAATTCATAAGCAATGGACTTAGAATCGTATTCTAATTTATCTTTGAATTCGCTTAAACTAACACCTTCAAGTCCTGTATCAAGAGCATCTTGCCATTCTTCTCCGTAAAGCTTCCCAGCACCATCCAAATCATTTTGCAAATTAAGAATCTGATTCCAGACTTCTTCTCCATAATCAGAGAATTCTTGCGCAATAGTTTCTTTATTGTCCCATCTTTCGCCAGACGATAAAGATTCTCTAAGTCTTCTTGTAAGAGCAGTTTCTCCGTTTTCGTCCATTGCAGAGCGAGCTTCTATTCTCTTAGATTCTTCTGTTCTAATGCTAAGGTCTTTACCAGAATAATATTCTCCATTAACCATATTCATCATAGCTTGAGGATTATTAATAATATTTTTACCCATCCAGCCATTTTGAGCAAGACTGAACGCTCTCTTATATTGGTCTTGAGTCATTCCATTTACAGCATTAGCAAACTCTTCTGAAATTTTGCCAGACATGCTATCAGAATCAATACCCATAGCTTCCAACAATTCATCCAAAGGAGTAGAAACATGAACGGATTCAACGCCCTTAAATTCAGCATCAATCTTATAACCCATGCTTATAAGCATAGTTTTACCATCAGCAGAAAGTTCTCCATTTTCATCCATAAGAGCCTCTACCAATTCTTTTCTATACTTTTCTTTCCACTCAGCAGATTCACCAACAGTTTTAAACTCCCCAGTACCATAGTAAACATCTACTATTGCTGGATTGTTTTTAACTATTTCTGTCATTTCTTGAGAAATAGATAAAATCTGAGTTTTAAAATCGTCCATATCAGTATAATCAATATCTTCTCCACGAATCTTTACCATGGCATTAATGAATGTTTGCTCATCTTCATCCATAGCTCCAATTATAGAACTAAGTCCAGAGAATTTGTATCCAACATCAACTATACCCTCAGCCGTTGCCGCATAATCAATTAAAGCATCTGTGTATTCTAATACTTGTTGCTTAGAATCACTTAAAACTTTTTCATATGCTTCTTGCTATGCTTTCATTTCTTTTAACTCGGACTCAACTTTACTATACTCTTCAGTGCCTTCATCTAAAGTAACCAAATAATTTTCTTTAGCAACAATCTTAGAATCTAAACCATACGTTCCATCTCTACCAAGTTCATGTTTGGCATTTTTTATTTGTTTTGCAGTATCATTAAACTATTGTCCAAACACACTTAAATCAGCATGACCAGTACTGATAAATTCATTGACCCGATTAAGAAATTCACTAAATATACCACCTGTGTCATTATTAAAAAACGCTACGGTAGAAGACTCTTTTAGTTTTTTTACTAAATTATCAACAGCTTCACTTACTTCTCCAACTTTACCTACTAACCCGTCTGGACCAACAAGTTTATTCCCATACTCATCAGTACGAACAACTAAATTGGGGAAAGCCTCTGCGAGTTTATTAGATAAATCTAAAAACTGTTGATATTCTTCACTTGTAAGGGAAACATTACGACCTAAATGGTCTACTCCTTTAGCAAGTTTATCATATTCAACAGTATTAGCAGAAGAAGACAAAGCGCTGCTATAAGACTCGGAAGCTTCATTGTAAGCTTCTTGAAGTTGAGTCTTGGCACTTTCAATACCTTTCATAATTCCAGCAACAATTGCTCCTGCAACCATTACTCCGATACCAGCTAAAGCACCAGCACCAATAGCGCCTTTCAAAGCAGTTCCAGTAGCAGTTAATCCAGAAGAAACCCGTTTTAAAACTGTTCCGCCAGCCTAATTAACAGCTAAATTGTAAGCATTCTAATACACTCCTTGCAAAGTTTTCTTAGATATCATATCTCCAATGCCCATACCAGCTTTAGATAATACTTTTCCACCAAGAATACTTCCCAAAGTCATACCAACTGTTTGACCGCCAGTTCCACCAAGAGTTTTACCCATTGTTGAACCCATCCAGCCACCAGTAGCCAAACCAAGTAAACTTCCAATACCAGATACAGTCATACCTAAACTAGTATGTTTTGCTGAATCTCCAATATTTTGTCCCATCTAATTAATAGGTCTTCTACGTTTAGGGTCATCTTTACCACCGTTTAATGCACCACGAGCGAAGAAATCTTTTCTCCGTGCCTCATATCTAGCAGAATCAGCTTGATATTGCTCTTCAGAATAATTCATTTCAGCATAAGCTCTTCTCTTAGCTTCTGCTAATTTTGCAGTGGCATCTTCTTCATCCTTATATTTAGCTTCTAAAGCTCTTATCGCAAGAACATTTTTAAATCTTTCGTTATATTCATCTTGTAAAATTTTTGACTCTTCTTCTTTTAAACCAGCTATTAACTTAGTTTTAATAGTATCATCTAACAACGCTACAGTTTCGTCAGAAATATTACTATTTAACAACTCCTCAGCAATACGTTTTCTATCAGTAACTTCTTGGGATAAGAAAGTAGATTGAATAATTTTATAAGTAGCTTTTTCTTCATCAGACAAAGCCGCAGCAGCACGATTCAATGCGCTACTATAAACTTCACCAGCTACACTATCCATACCCGCAGAAGTTTCTGCCCACATTCTACTCCAAGCAGATTTTGCATATTCTGCATCAGCACTTTGATTAGCTGTGCCACTGAACACCTAACCCATATTACCTAAGAATCCAGCAACTTTTCCTGCTCCACCAACAACGCCAGACATAAGTGTTCCTTTTCCTACAATTCCAGCAGCAGCAAGTAAAGCAGCCCCAAATAATGTCAAATTGTCGGCTACAGCAGCCAAGCCATTATAAACAGTTTCAAGTACGCCACTACTATTAAGCATTAAAGCCCACTTTTCTAAGCTGGCAGTTAAACGCTTTTGAGCAGCTTCAACTCCACTTGTATAAGCTTCCATCTTCTTAGCAGCAGTACCAGCAGATTCAGCAGCAATCTTTTCATACTTAGCTACCAAATCCATGTTCTCCATAAGAATTAAGAAGTTTTCACGCTGTCTCGTACCAGCCACAGCAGTAGCAATACCAGACTTTTGAACATCACTAAAGGATGTCCATTTTTCAGAAATATCATCAATGATATCATCAACGTCTCTGAAATTATCAATAGAATCTCTAACACTAATACCAACAGCTTTTAATACCTGTTCAATTTCATTCAGGTTAGAGAAATCTTCTTGGGATAACCCCTCTTGTTCAGCTTCCTCTTGGGAAACTTCAAATTTTGTTGCGGCAATTTTTTGGAATCTTGAGTACAATGTCTTGAAGCTCTCACCAACAGTTTCAGGTGTCTTCTGAGAAACTTCCGAAACTGTCGTAATCATTGCCATATATCTATCCAAACTGGAACCCGCCAATTGCGCTGAGACGTTCGCACGACTCATTGCAGCAGCTAAGTCACCAGCACTTATAGCCGCCGCCATATCAACTGCGTTATGTTTACATATAATCGGCTTTATTATATGCGGTTTATTAACCCACTCCCTTTCAGGACGTGACCAGACTATTTCTTCACCCTAAAATTAGGGGCAAACCATTTCGAGCAATCATTAGCCTTATTGCTCTATCTTTCTTTCAAAAGATAGTCGTTGAAAGCTATAAGTAAATATACTTATATACTTGCATGAACTTCCATTTACAAATACTTAGGATTTAACCATATATTTATCCTTGCGTTTTTTCTACTTTCGTCCCATCACGCTTATCTTCACAGATTACGTTGTGGTGCAAGGCTTTAGGAATTACCTGCTTTTAGGTTTGTGTCCTATGCCAATTACTTGACATACGCTGCATTTTGTTACAGTTAATTTATCAACAACTTCTCCAACTTCATCAACAGAAAGTTTCCAACCCTTAAGAACAGAAATTAAATATTCCGTAGCTTTGGCGGAATCAATCATACCAAGAACACTAAGATTCATAGAATTTTCAACAAGCTGAGAAGCTTCTTGTCCTTCGTAACCAGCACGGAGCCAGTCGTTAGCCGCCGTAGCAACTTCCTCTGTACTCTTACCGACTTTACGAGCTAATGTATTAAAATCAAGCATCATGCTTTGAATCTCTTTATAGCTGTAACCACTTGCAATCTGCAAGTCAACCATTACTGCATTAAGAGATTTAGCACTATTCATGATTTGATTAAACATATTTCTAACAGTCATTGCTAATTGATTAGCAATAACATCAATACTTACCAATCTTGCAAAACTGTTAGTAAACGTCTTTCCTATAGTTTCAAGTACACCTTTTTGCTCTCTATAAGTAGCATTAATTTTAGTGAGCTTAACTTGATGTTGAGCTTGCAAATTAGCTTCCTGTTGTTCGAGCTTATTAATGGCTTCTTGACTATAGCCCATTTCTTTAAGTTCTTTAACTCTTTCTGCATATACAGTACCCTATTGCTTTAACAAATTCAATTGTTCACTTAAAGCGGTACGAATATTTTGTTGCTCAAT